GCCGGATGCTGCTGCTGAAAATTCCTGCCAAGAGCACCCACGGCAAAGGGGGCTCGGTCGAGTTCAACACCGAAATGATTCAGCGTCAGTTGACCGAGGCCCGTTCCTGGCTCGCCACGCATGGCACTCCCGACGTCGTGCACCCCGGCTTCGGAAACTTCCGCGACTATCCCCCCGGCTCGAGCTGGCCAGGCCCCGGTTATTGCTGAATCGATGCGAACCATCCCCAAAAATCTGGCGACGAACTTCGAGGATGCCCAGGCGCATTACTCGGCGGCTCGGCGTTCGCGGTTTCGAAGGCTGCGAACCGGTACGCTCGCGATGGGCTCGACCGCCGATTACCACTACGCGATCCAAAGTGACTACCTAAAAGTGTTGGAAGATAGTCGCGATATGGATCGAAACGACGCGGTCGTGGGGGCGATCGTCGACCGGGCCGTAACGAACCTCGTTCAGGACGGGATGACGAATGAGCCCGACACTGGCGATCCCGGCGCGAACACGGCTCTCCGCGATCGCTGGAACGCCTGGGCAGAGAACCCCGATGAGTGCGACATTCAGCAGGAATGCAGTTTCGTCGAAATGGAAGCGCTCGCCAGCCGGCACATGCTCGTGGATGGCGATATCATCGGGCTGTTGACGGCCGAGGGGGCCGTGCAAATGGTCGAAGGCCATCGGCCCCGCACCCCCACCAATACCCGCCGCAACTGCGTTCATGGCGTGCTCCTCGACGATCGCCGGCGCCGAATCGAATACTGGTTGACTAAAGACAACGTTTCGCCGCTTTCGCAGGTCTCCCGGGTCTCCGACATCATCCCTTACAAGGTTCGCGGGCCTGAAGGGCATCGGGAAATCGTCCATCTCTACAACCCGAAGCGGGTCACCCAGACGCGGGGCGTCTCGGCCTTTGCCCCGATCTTCGATTTCCTGGGGATGTTCGAGGACATAAATTTTGCCCACCTGGTGAAAGCCCAGGTCTCTGCGTGCTTCGCGGTTTTCCGGTCGCTCGATGTTGCGGCTCCCCTCGATGCTCCTCCAGGCCAGGCGGGGAATCGATGGACAGAACCGGAAAACGACGGTTCGACGCGAACGATCGAGGGAATTGCGCCGGGGATGCAGATTTACGGCCGGCGCGGCGAAAAGCTCGAGGGATTCGCCCCGAATGTCCCGAATGAGTCATTTTTCAATCACATGAAACATATCCTGACGGTCATCAGCATCAACCTGGGGCTGCCCCTGGTCGTCGCCCTGATGGACGCCAGCGAAACGAACTTTTCAGGCTTCCGCGGGGCGGTCGACCAGGCCAGGATGGGCTGGCGACGCAACCAGGCCGCTCTGGTTGGACGCTGGCATCGCCCGATCTACGAATGGAAGGTCCGCGACTTCATCGACGAGGATAACGCCCTGCGGGCCGTCGCCGGCAAACTCGGCGATCGGATCTTTAACCATCGCTGGGAGCCACCCCGCTGGCCGTACATCGATCCGCTGAAAGATGCGTCGACCGACTTGCTTCGCCAGCGCAACGCCCTCACATCGCCCCGCCGAATTCAGCAGGAACGGGGCGATAACTGGGAAACGACCTCCACGGAGATCGTCGAAGACAATGCCCTGGCGATCCGCAAAGCCAAACAGGCTGCCGCAAAATTGAACGCCGAGTTCGCCGACGACCCGCCGGTGCAGTGGCGCGAGCTGCTCAGCCTGCCCACGCCGGACGGCGTACAGGTTTCTCTGCAGGGAACCGACGATGTCACGGCGGCGAATACCAACGCCGACCAGAACGCCGGCAGTGGCCCCAAGAAACAAGGCGCCCAGAAAGGGAACAAGTGAAAGCCGACGAAATCGTCCTGCAACTTGATGGGCAACCGGTGATCTCAGCCGCCGAGCAGTATTTCGGCGTCTGGGCGATTGCCGAGGAAACCTTTCGCGGCGTCGTCGAGCACGTGACCGGGCTGAATCTGGTCGCGCATGTCACGTTGAATCAACAGCCGGCCGCAATTGCGGCGGCAAGTTCGCGGGCCAATGCCGCCGCCGAAGTGGTGGACGGTGTCGCCGTCGTGAACCTGTCCGGGACGCTGATGAAGTCGGTCGGGTCGCTCTCGAGCGGCACGTCGACCGTCAATGCCCGTCGGCAGATCCGCCAGGCGGTCGGTGACCCCGCAGTGAAAGCTATCCTGCTGCGCATCGACTCGCCCGGCGGTACCGTGGCCGGCACGTCCGACCTGGCCGACGAGGTGACCGCGGCGATCGCCGCCGGCAAGCCATGTTATGCCTATGTCGAAGACCTGGCTGCCTCGGCCGCTTACTGGATTGCCAGTCAGTGCGACAAGGTCTATTCGAATGCGACCGCGATGATTGGTTCCATCGGAACCTACATGACGGTTCAGGATTATTCATCGGCCGCCGCCAAAGCGGGTGTTAAGGTGCACGTCGTGCGCGCGGGGGCGATGAAGGGTGTCGGCACGCCCGGTACCGAAATCACCGCCGAACACCTGGGGGAGCTGCAGCGGCTCGTCAACGATCTCAATTCGCAATTTATCTCTGCCGTGGCGAAGGGCCGGAAACTTTCCGCCGAAGCCGCCGCGGTCCTGGCCGACGGGCGCGTGCACGTCGGTAGAAACGCCCTCTCGCTGGGGCTTGTCGACGGCATCCAGAGTTTCGATGCCACCTTAACGGCACTGACCACGCTTGGCTCGGTTTCGCCGATTTCAAATCCCACACCCAACACCCCGAAACGCAAAGGAATGCACATGAGCGGCGAAAATGCAGCGGCCACCGAAACTAAAACTGAAGTTATCCCCCAGGCCGCGAGCGTTCAGCAGCTCAAAGCCGCGTTCCCGAAAGCCGATGCGGCTTTTCTGATGGGCCAGCTCGAGCGAAGCGCCACGCTGGCGCAGGCGCAAGGGGCCTGGACCGAACACATTCAAGCCCAGCTCGAGGCCAGCCAGGCCGAGAACGCCAAGCTCAAGAAAGGGGGCGCCCCGGTCCTGACGACCGGCCCCCGCAAAACGGCAGCCGGCGATGAAGCCGCCCAGACGTCGGGATTCGAAGGCGATGCCAAGGCTGAAATGTCCCGGCTTGTCGGCGAGAAGATGAAAAGCGGCATGAGCCGTTTCGACGCCGTCAAAGCAGTCGCCCGAGCGAACCCCGAACTGCACCGGGCCTATCTCGAGGCGACCAATAATCCCAAGGTCCATTCCCTGATCGGCGAACGGTTCGAAAGCTGATTCGCCGCTGCGGTGTTTCGGGGGGCGTCCAATCCAAATCATGAAACTTTTCAGGAGTTAATAACATGCAAGTCAATTCGTCAGCTCTGGTCACCTTTCCCAAGTCGGGCGCTCTCGCCGCCTGCCTGCGCGTCATCATGGTCGGGAGCAATCTCGCCCTGGCCGACGCGAATGATCGCGAAGACGGCACACTGGCCCAGAACTACCTCGCCGCAGGCCTCGGCCAGGGGAATTATGCGGCGGTCGTTTCGCGTCACGCGCCTGGCACCTGCATGATGGTCGCCTCGGGCGCCATTTCGCAATGGGCCGACGTTTTCGCCGACGTGTCGGGCCAAGTGTCGGCCAATCCGACCGGGTATTACATTGGCGTGGCGTGCACGGCCGCCGCTGTCGCGGGCGACTGGCTGGAAGTGTTCCGCGTCGATGATCGCGGCGGAATGATTTATACCTCGACCGGCGTTTCGAACGTCATCACGAATACGATCACGGAAACCCCGTTCAATAAAACGTGCGTTCTGGCGCCAAACGTCCTCAAGGTCGGCGACATGATCCACGTGCTGGCGCACGTCCTTTGCCCGTCGACGAACTCGACGGACACGCTCACGCTGAAATTGAAGATCGGGACGACGGTCCTCATTGCTACCGCAGCCGTCGACGTCGCCAACAACGATATCGCCTTGATCGACTGCATGATCATGGTTCGTACTGTCGGCGCGTCGGGGACATTCATTGCGGTCGGAACGCAGGGCCTGGGAACTCCGGGCACGGTGACCGCGAAGCCCTTCAATCTGGCCTCGACGGCGATCGATACCACCGCTTCGCAAATGATCTCCGTCACTGCGACCTGGTCGGTTGCCAATGCCGGTGACCAGGCCGAGCTTGATCTGCTTTCTGTGATTCGCAACGGGGGATGATGACGTTCTCAGTTGTCGGTTGTCAGCCGTCCGGCTGACGACCGGCGGCTGTTTTGACAACTGACAACTGACAACACACAACTTTTCGCAAAGGAATGCACGATGCTCGGTTCAGTAGGAACAATCACCCGTTACGACCTGTCGCTGCCGATGGCCGAGTTCGACCTCGAGGCGAACCGCAAAGGTTACATCGGCCCCTCAATCCTCGTGCCGCGGCTGGTCGGCATCCAGGCTGCCGACGTCGGGAAAATCCCGCCGAATCAATTGATCTCGGCAGGTCCCGATACGACCCGCGCCTCGGGCGCCGGGTACAAGCGCGGCAGTTTCGAAATGGACAAATATAGCTACAGCACTCAGGAGCACGGCTTCGAATCGGCGATCGACGATCGCCAGCTCGCCATTTATGCCGGAATCCTGAACGCCGAGGCGGTCCATTCATCGCGCACGCAGAATTTCGTTCTCGAAGACTTCGAGCGAGCCTGCGCAGCGGCCGTCATCAATACCGGAACTTTCACGGGTTCTCTGACCGGCGCCGCAATCAACGGCGTCTGGTCGACGCACGCCAGCGGCACGCCGATCGATGACGTTCACAAGGCGATGGAAGCCGTCCGCCTCAATTCGGGTCTTGAGCCGAATATCGTCGCTTTCAACTCGCTGGCCTTCTGGCACGCGATGAATACGGCGCAGGTGATCGATCGCGTGAAATATACGAAGACCGCGACGATGGACGAGCTGGCGGGAATGCTGGCAGCCGTCATCGGCATCAAGAAACTGGTTGTGGCTGGTATGCCGCAGGGCGGATTCAAGAACACCGCCAACCAGAACAACACGACGCCGACGTTCGCCCGCATCTGGCCCGACACGACCGCCTTCGTGGGTCGTGTCGCCGAAAGCGACGATCCGCAGGAGCCGTGTTTCGGCCGTTCGTTCATCTGGAATGGCGCCGCCGGCGGCGAGGCCCCGACCTCGTTGGGCGACGATCGGGAACTGGCCCTGATCATGGAAGAATACCGCGACGAACGCGTCCGCGGTTCCGTGATTCGCGCCCGCACCGACTGGGACATCCAGATCATGTATTCGACCGCCGGGTACAACCTGACGGGGATTCTGTAGGCGTGATTAGGCGGGGTTGGGGATTAGGTCGACGCCTAATCCCCAACCTAATCCACCGGGAGATGAATCTCCCGGTGTTTTACCGCAGTTTTTGAGGTTTTCTGCGCGCGCAGAAAACTAGAACAGTTTTCATGCCATCCCAGTTCGCCACCCTCTATCAGAATCACGCCATCCCGGTGCTCTCAGAGCAGCTCGGCGAGCCGGTGGTGCGCTATCCGCTGGGTGACCTGTTGTCACCCGTTCCAATTACGGCGATCTGGGCAGAGGACGATTCGCAGGATCAGCCGGTTCGCGGCCATGAAAACCTTCGAAAAGTCGCGCTGACGATCCTCGATTCAACGATCGTTCCCGACGCTCGGGACATTTACGCCCCCGCCGCCGACTGGGTCAATCCGGCGCAAGTCGGTATTACACCGCCACTTCGGCAATGGACGGTCCGTAGCATTTCCCGAGGGACGGAGCCGGCGACGGTCTGTAACCTCGAGTTCCGCGAAATGGAGATTCGGAACGGGAAGGGAGGCCGGCTCCTGTGAGCGTTTCTCCCACCGGAATCGTTTCTCTGCCGCTTTATTACGCTCAGCAGACGCTGGCAGCGTCGGCCACGTTCCAGGGTTTGATGCAGGTTTCCTCGCCCGCCGCCGCCGCGGCGAAAGTGTTCTTTGGCGAGACGGACGAGAACGCCGACGGCGACGCCAGGCCGCGGGCCCTGATCGATCACATTGAAGACATCGACTTCGAAAAGATCACGACAACGGGGCTGCTCGGAAACGGCACTGTCGAATGCATCATCGAGGTCCCAACCCCGCCGCAATATGCGGGCATCGTCCGCGACGCGCGAACATGGTTCTACAACCAGCTCGGCGCGGTGCTCTCCGAAATGTTCGCCCTGGCCGGCGTCGGCGGGTACCTCAACATCCTGAGCTACAAAATCACGGCGCTCGGCAGGGCCGATCCGAAAGACAACGACGGGGCCGACTTCTGGGTCTGCGATCTCGATCTCAACTGGCAGGGATAGCGCGTGGGCAGTTTTTTCAAAATCGAATTTCATTATGAATCGAGCCTGTGCACGGAGCCAGCGCACAAACGGCTGATGAACCGTCTTTATCGCGAGGCGATGCAGCGGCACAAAGAGAAAATCCTGCCGCGGCACTTTGAAAAAGTCCCCGAGACCGAGCCGCACGGCGCCTACGGTTATGCTCCCCGCTCCCGTCGCTGGAAGAAGAAAAAGGCCCGCGAGGGAAAAGACCCCGATCGGCCGCTTGTCTATACCGGTCTGATGCGGACGATCGCCACCCGCGAATCGGTCGTGCGGGCCACGAAAGATCACGGGACGCTGACGGCGAAAAACCACTATCCCATGACAGACCAGCGGCGAAAGGAAGTCGAAACGATTTCCGACCGCGAGATTTTCCGTATGGCCGGTCGTATGAAACAGGATTACATGCAGCTCGTCAAAACCCCCGAATTCGCCCGCCGCCGCGGCGTGCGGCGCATCCGGGCATCCCAAGGAACCTAAGACATGGACGTCCTATACGATGCGGTCCTCGGTGCGAACACGCTGCATCAGATCAAGCGCACCAGTTTTCTGCCCTCCGTCGAATCACAGTCGCTCCGGCAGTCGGGCGCTCTCGACCCGTCGCAGATTGTCGTGAAGGGAGCCGAGCCGCGGGTCACGTTCGAGTCCATGGACCTGACCGGCGTCCTGGCGGCCTGCTCGGTCACCGGCGGCCTGTTCGTCAGTTCCGGAACGATCACGATCCCCTGGAACCGCCGCGCGAACGGCGGCACATTTGCAGGAGGCTCGACAAATTTCGTTTTGAATGGGACGAATGGACTGTTCATTCTCAAGGGGATTTCCGCCAGCCAGGGGGACGAGGGGGCCGTCGCCGAAATTGAAGGCTGCTTCCTCTCGACCGACGGTCTGACGACGCCGGTCACCGCGACCGTCAATCAGGCCCTCGGGGCGCAAGCCTACGGCACGGCCTACGCGATGGGCCCGATGTACCTCGACGGCACACAATTGACGCAGGTTGAATCAATCCGCGTCGATCCGGGAATTGCCCTGGTGGTCAAACGCTTCGACGGCTCGGTCTATCCGACGATCGCCTTCATTCAGGAACGCAACCCGTCGATCGATGTGACGTTTGAGAACTTCGACGCCCTCAATACCTATGGACCGCTTTTCAATTCGATGACGACCGCCGCGGCCTACTTCCGCAAAAAGCTCGATGGTGGAACATTCGTCACTGACGTTACCGCCGGCCACGTCCAATGCAGTTTCGGGACCGGACTACGGGTCATCCAGGGGGCGGACGCGTCCGACACGTCGAACGGCAAAGCGACGATGAAGATCATCGGCAAGGCGCTGGCGAGCTCGACGGCGCACGCCATCCCATAAGTTTCAAATTGCGGGCCATTCACTGTTTCTTCTTCCGGAGGTTGTTTGCACATGGACACGACGAAGCTGAACACATTTGACGCCGCCGCCGGCACGCTCAAGAGTTCGATCGACAATATCTCCGTCGATCAGGCGTCACTCGACAAATCGAACGCCGCTCTGGCCGCTGCCCAGGCCGATGTCGCTGCCAAGGCCGGAGTCGTCACCGCCGACGTCGCCGGGCTGCAAAGCCAATTCGACGCGCTTGTTGCGAGTGCCGTCGACCTGGGGCTCAAGGTGAATCTTCCCGCCGCCGCCTGACAAGGAATGCCGTGCATTATCAGTTGTGGATACCCAACGGCCGCGGGCAGGATCCGCGGATGCTCGAGGAGGTCGGCCTGGCCGACTTCATCGCGGGCGCTGAATTCATGCCCGAGGCCAAGGGGCCGGTCGATGGCCCGGGCGTCGTCGTCGCCTGGCGACGCCCGGGGCATGCGTTGATTGGGTATCAACCAGACAAACAGACCTGGCTGCCGGCCGTCCCCCGCGACGGCCTGGCCGCCGGTCGCTTCTGGGTCGGCCTCTGGAACGATTTTCCCCTGACGCCGGCAGACCTCGCCAGGCCGTACCCGCAGCCCGGCAGTCGCGTCCAGCTCGGCGACGGCAACGAATGGCTCATTCCGCTGGCGAAAGAGCTTACGGCCGACCTGAAGATGCAGGACGATGGGACCTGGCGGTATGAAATCCAACGCCGATTTCACGCCTTCTATCTCGACTACCTCCGTTGGCTGGCCCTCTTCGCCGAGGCCAGCGAAGGGACGACTTACGATTTTGCCGACGCGGCTGAGTTCGTCCTGCAAGGGCTGCGGATCAATTACCGGCTATTGCCCGAGGTCGTCTCGCAGGCCCGATTGTTCGACACCGACAACCTGAAACGCTCCCTATTCGCCATTCTGGGAGCGGGGACGTGACGCATGTCGAACGATATCAAAATCACGATCTCCGGCAACGATGCCGCCATGATCGCCGTCTGGCAGCGGCAACAGGCGCAGATCCTCAAAAACCAGGCTGCCCTCGAGAAACTCGCGCAGGCAGGTGAAAAGGCTGGTAAGGGGCTGTCGAGCGGGGCCGATGCCGGTTATTCAAGCCTGACGAAATTCGCCGGGGCAATCACTGGGATTGGCGGCACGATTGGCGGGATTACTGCGATCGTCGCCGTCCTCAAACGTGAATATGAAGACCTGATCCGCCGGCAGAAAGCCGCGGCCGATATTCAGATTTCGCTGGCCGACGCCCAGTCGCAGGCGATCATTAACCTCGGCAAAGATGACGTCGTCGATCGCAAGAAACTCCTGGCACTCACTCGCCAGGGCTCGAAAGAAACGGGGCTGAGCGAACGCGATTTCACGTTGGCATTTTCGGACGCCCTGTCGGCCCGCGGCGATAAATCGGCCATGCAGGCGTATGGGGCGACAAAGGCCTCGGCGGCTCTCCTTCCGTTCAACCCGCAAGCCGCGAAACTCCTCTCTGGGGCCGTGCTCGACATCAGCAAGGGGGGAAACATTTCGCCCGAGGCGGCCGTCGGTTATTTCGCCAGCGTCTCCCGCGCGGCGCGCGTGACCGATTTTCAGGGGACCGCCGAACATATCGCACCAGGCATCGTCGGCGTTACAAAATTCGGCGACAACCTGCAGCAGGCCGGCGGACTGCTCTCGACATTGTCTCTGGGCGAGGCCGATCCGACCGGGCGCCGATCGCGCACGGCCTCGATCAGCCTGGCGAAACAACTCGAGGAACGTTTCCCAGACTTGAAGAACACCGAAGAGAGAATCCGCGCCGTGCAGGCGGGCGGCCCGGCGGCCTGGAAAAAGTTCTTCGAAGGTGGGAAGTACAAGGTCGGCGGCAAGTCCAAGAAATTCGAAGGGGCCAGTTTCGAGGCCACGGCCCTACCGACGATCCGCGGTCTCTTAAGCAGCGACGCCGGCACGCAGGAGCGTAAGGAATACGAAGCGGCTCTCAAAAACGTGATCGATCCAGCGACGGGCGAGGCGGTCTATAAGGAGCTGATGGGGGACATCGGCGGCCTGAGATCGGTACAACTCGCCAGAAAACAGCGATTGTTCAAGGGGTCGGCAGAATCGGCACAGATCGACGATCGATTCGGGGCCGATGTCGCCGTCGGCCGCGAAGGACTCGAAGAGGTCCTGGCCGCGCATGGCCTTGGCGTTCTGCATCGCTTCGGGGCATCGGTTCGGTTTGCCGCCGACGTCGCCCGGGGCATCAGTCCCGAGGAAGCCGCGGCGTCGCGGATCCGTAATGCCGAGAAATTCGCCTCGCCTGGCGATGCCTCCGCACTCGAAAACGTCGCCACGCGGCTCGATGAACTGGTTCGGCTGCAGCAGGAAAGCAATGACATCGCCCGCGACAAGGGCAAACTGGAGCCGGTTCCGCTGATGGGTCCCGGCGCGGCGAATCAGCAAGGGGGCGGCTGATGGCCATTAACCAATACATTTCCGGAACGGCTGGATCGAATTTCACGTTCGCGTCGAGCTCGCTGCATGGCGACGTAATCCCCTCGGGTGACTTCGAGCCCGAACTGATTCAGGAAAAGTTCTTCGGCGTTCTGGGGGAATCGCATCTCATCGGAGCGCCCGGCGGACGGGATCTCTCCTGCGAATACTGGCTAACCGGATATGCCTCAGCCGTACTTCTCGGGACCGACCTGCAGACGATCGACACGCAGATCGGTCTGCTGCTGGGGGCTGTCGTGATGAGCGGCAACATTACGGGCCAATACAACAACTGCACATTTCTCGGGTACCCGCGGGGCGCCCGGTTTTTCGATGGGGCCGGCAACCTGGGCTGGTGCGTCGCCGGCCATCTTCTCTGGAGACAACGAAAACCATGATTCTATCCTGCACTGCCGCGGCGGTCCTCGTTCCTAAAATCGTCGCATTCGTGGCGGCAAATGACGTTGCAAACATTACCTGCCATCAGGCGTTTGTGCGGTTCTGCCCGCCGAATGTTCCATATCTCATTTTCGAAATGGCCTGGCAGCACGTGCTTTCCGGCCGTCACGAACTCCCCGAACTGCCGGCGGAAGAGGTCAAGCTGGACGCCACTCAGAATGGCTCCCCCTCCCCGCCGGCACAATAAACGGTTGACCGTATGTCAGCACTCTTAGGCGGCTTTGCGATGACCAGCGCGCAGTGGATTGCGCCGCAAACGCTCCTGGTGCGCTTCACGTCGACCTATACCGATCGCTTCCACCAGCTCTATTGCGGGCGAACACTCGTCGGCGTGTCGGGTTCATTCGCCGCCCGGAACGTGCAGGGAATCTTTGTCGCATCACATTACCCGGAGGAGCTGCAGCTCTGCGCCGTGACGGCGGACGATCGACATACCGACTTCGGAAGTGCCCTCCCGCCGCGTCCCTACAACCGGGCCCAGTTGGCGTTCACGACGTCGGGCTGGGGCGCGGCGGGCGTCGTCGGGATTGAGATCGTCTCTGGCGACGCCCCGGGCGGCGCCGTCGACGAGGCGAACGTTATCACGCTCATCCCGTTTGACGTCGACCGGCAATACAAGTATCTCACCGATCCCCTCGAGGGGAGCGGTACCTGGAATTTCGGCGTCGCCGGCCGGGATGGCACGCTCCCCCAGGGGAACCGAGGGGCCGAGCTGGCGATCGCCTGCCCAATCATCGCCCGGCCGCCCGACGTGGCGATCAATCCCGACAGCAGCCGGCTGACCGAAAGCGTTTCCGGCGCAGTGCTTAACGTCGGCTTTTCTTACAACTGGTGAAGGAGACGGACATGGACGTCTGGATCGAATACGCAAAACAAAACGGCCCCTGGGCGGTCATGCTCTGCGTCGTGGGTTATGCGCTTTGGCGGGCCTCCCGCTGGTTCGCCTCGAAAGTTGCCGAGCCGCTGGTGGGGGTCGTCGTAGCAGCCGTGCCGACCGTCGCGGGGGCCGCCGTCAAGATGCGCGACGACGTCGCCGAGATCAAAGAGTCAACGATCCGCATCGAGGCCCAGCAAGGCCACTGCTGCATGGCCCGGATCTCCGTCCAGCCCGGCAAAGCGGGCACAGCCCCGGCCTAAATCCGAATTCACAAGGGAATGTGATTCATGCGCACACTTCGCATACAAGACACCGCCGGCCACAATGATTACTTTTCGATCATCGACCCGACCGGAAAGTTTTTCGATTTCGCCGACAACACGCTTAAGGCGCTTCTTTCCAAAGCGGTCAACGGCGTTAATGCCGCTGGCGCGGGCAGCGGCTGGTTCAAATGCGCGACCGATGTCACGGCGTCACTGACGACCGGGAAAAAGATCCGCATTCGCGGGTCGACCGGGAATGATGGCGTTTACACGATTCGCGCGGGCAGCTCGTTCTCTGGCGGCAATACGCAGATCAATGTCAGCGAGGCGGTACCGAATGCCACGGCCAACGGGACGATCGACCTCAATGCGACTCCCTATTTGACGGCCACCGAACAAACCGACCCTGGCGGGTCCTCGAGTTACTATATTGCCAGCCTCGACATGACGTTGGTTCACACCTCGGGCGACTTGATGGACTTCGCGATCGCGGCCTATACCCCCGTCGGGACGTTCCCGGTACCGGCGACCGACACGATCATCGGCACGCCCGAACGCCTCCAGCTCGAATATGGTTTCGAGGGGTCGGGACGGATCGAACTCAAATTTAACCCGGTCTTCGAATCGACCGCCGGCACGACGTTTGACCTGTGCGCCTCGCTCTCCCGAAACGGCTATCGGATTCCCCTCGAGACATATGCCCCCGCGGCGACGCTGGCCCTGGCCGTACGGCAATATGGGGCAGGGGCCGACCTGTTCACGATCGCGGCGACAACTGTCAACGCGCTGGGACGGTTCGAACTGACCAAGGCCTCGCCCGGTTTCACCGCCGATCGTTTGTATTGGTACCGGGCGACGCTCGTCGAAAACGGCAATACCTGGGTCTTCGAAGACACCGTTCCGAATCACGGATAACTGATGCGCCTCGTTCCCCGCAAATCGACACGCTCCAACCAGCCCTTTTCGGGCAAGGGGGCGTCGCTCTATATCGGCAGCGGCTCCCCCGATCCCGGGCCGGCGTCGATCGTCTACCGGAACATGCGGGCCTGGCCGCAGGGCGGCCATTTTACCGCCATGGGAGGTTCGAAGATCGGCGGGACGAATACCCTGAAAACTGCCCGCGTCGGCAGCGTGAATGATCCGACGGCCGCTTTCGCTTACGCCCTGCCCGTGGCGCTCGCCTCGAAAACGGTTTACGCCCAGGTGCGGACGTTTTTTAACGACGTGGAAAACGAGACGATCCTCTCGCCGGTCCGGGTCGACCTTGACGGCTCGCGCAATGACGCCAGCACGATCAACGGAACGGCCATTTTGCTCTCCCCGATTTTGAATGATGGCGGTATCGTCACGATCCGTTTTAAGTACCAAATCGCGTTGACTGGAGTTCAACCCGCGCTTTTCAGGATCCATCGGACCGCCGGGCCCAGCTCACCCGCCGACGTGACGACGCCATTTGTCGCTGCCGGAATCTACGAAATCCAAACCCCCGCCCTGGTCGACGTCGGCCCTTATACCTACCAGATAACCGCCGAAAACGGCGCGACGGTCGTAACGCTCCTGTCAGGGATATCCGTGCAAGCCGACGCCACGGGCCCGACGATCGCGACGGCCGGCAGTGCGCTCCCCTGGTAATACTCGCCGCCCATGACAGTTCCCAATTCTCCATTGGTCTTTGCCGCGCGTGCCCAGCCGCTCGAGGTGCGCATGAAGGAAGACCGGCTCGATCCGACGCCAAAGGATGTGTCCGACAATTACCAGGCCCTCTCGGTGACCCGCTCGGCCGGCGGACACCGGCTCGATCATTGCGAATTGCGTTTCGATCTGGCCGCGGCCGGTGAACATCTGGAAGACGTCGAGACGCCTACCAACCAATCGACCCGCGTTCAGATCCACCTGGTCGATCCCGCTGGCGGCGATTCTTTGGGATGCCTTTTCTCGGGGGAGCTCGGGACCTCCGCGATTCGCATCGACCGCGCCGAAAGTCAGAACGCCACCGCCCGCATCGAACCCTGGCATTTCGGCGACGTTTTACTGGGACCGAAAGTTCTGGACATAGACAACGCAACCATTCTCACGCCAGATCACCCCATCATTTTTCAGCCCGAGATCGACGGCCGTATTGAAGATAACCGGCTGTTCATGCTGAACATCACGGCCACCGAAGACGCCGATAATTATTCGCTGTGGATCAATCCCGAGGCGGCACGCACAGGAACGGCGATGGAGGCCACCGGCCATTTGCCGCTCGAATGGACGCTGGCGTATGCCGTCCATTCGCTTTGCTGGGCCTGCAATCCCGATGAGACATTCATCGCCAACCCGACGCTCAAGGAGTTGCAAGCGATTTTCGAGCCGCCCGGTGACACCGTCGACCAATCGGGAGACGAGGCGGTCGATGACGCCGAGGCCGAGGCAGCCGACCAGACCGACGAGACAGCCGACCAGGCCGATGGCGAAGAGACTGAGGCAGAAGCCGAGGCCGATCAAACACTGCACGAAGAGCAGGCGACGAATCAGTCTCCCGTCTTACGCAATGTGCATTTGCCGCGCGGAAAACGGCTCCCGGAACTGCTCGATCTTCTATTGCCCCGGTTCGGTTATAACTGGTTCATTGAGCCGGTACTCGAGGAAACCGATTCCAGCGGAGCGTCGCTTGATCCACCAGTCGTCACGAATCACATTCGCGTGTTTCAACTTGGGGCAGGCGAAGAGGTCAAGCTCTATCTGCAGCCGATCACCAATCCGCCGACATCACTCAATTCCGCATTATCAAACGTCCCGGACATTGAGGCGGAATGGAACTGGGCCGACGTCGCCAATGAGATCATCGGGCAGGGTTCATTAAACGAATTCGAAGCCACGTTCGAGCTGTACCGCGGATGGCCGGATGAAGATGAAGAGTTCACCGCCGATCAGCTTCGCAAGGTCGATGATGGCGCCGACGATTCGGACGACGAATCGGTTTTCAAAGAACACCCGAACGCCTGGCGCAAATGGGTTCTCAATGAGGCCGGCGACTACTGCAACACGCGGATCGCCTTCGCCACGATCCCCGATAAACCATTTGACCTGAAGCCGCTCTTGGGACCGAATGCCGAGGCGAAGCGCCGCAGGTTCCATCACTGCCTGACGAAATCCCTCGATGGCGAGAGGCGCGAAGTCTATTTGCAATATCGCGATCCGACCGTATCGAGCGACAGCGATCCCGCGGCCTGGAAAACAATTCCACGCGAAGGGGCGGACGCCTGGGTGAATGCCGGGTTCCACGTTCTTGAAAAGGAATGCGGGATCTATTTCAGCGGCGCTACGCCGCCCGATGCTCTGATGGAGATTGATGACCCGGCCCGCGGCGGCACGGCGGGGGCGGCCCGGCTGCGAATCACGGCCTGTCTTCGCGGAGACGACCGACTGCAATACATCGCGGTCACTGAAAACCTTTCTCCCAATGGGAACACGATCCAGCTCTTCGTCGATCTGTCCGACAGGTTCCATTTCCGCCAGATTCAAGATCTCGACATTCCCGGTACCGGTCCCTATCCCACGATCTACAAATCTGCCCTTCTGGGAGAAAAATACGGCGACGACACGGTCAATGACCTCGATCTCCTGACGCATTATTGTGAGACGCTACGGACGCTCGAGCAGGCGGCCCGGTTGTCCTGTGAATTCGAGGTCGCCGGGATCCAAACCGGTTATCAGATCGGCCAGCTTGTGACGGCGATCAACGGCAGGAACATTTCATTCAACCGCAACTCGGTTGAACAGGCAGAAAAGCTCTATCCGCAGATCACCTCGATTACCTTCGATCGGCAGAAGCAGCGCACCAAACTGCGCGTCGAGAACTTCGATTTCACCCCCCGCAAACTCCGCAAGCTCTCACTGTAATGCACGATACCGACCAGGACTTTCACCGCCGCAAAAAAGACCGCCCCGCGTTCCCCACCGAACGTCTGGTCCGGTTTTTTATTACGGTCGCGGGCCCTGGGGGGGCGCCCTATCCCATACGCGGCCACGTGGTTTATGGCCAGATGTTGCGGGATACGACGTTCCCAAAAACGCCGGGCATGGACGTCGACGCCGGGGTTTTGACGGATCAATTTGCATTCCTGGGGATCACGTCGGGCGTCATTCCCGATAAAGGGTCGTTGGTCAGCGCGGAAAAACGCGGCAACCGATGGTGGCTCGAGGGCCCCGGCGTTTCCAACGCTGCCACGGCGACCGGCTCCGGCGATCTGATGACCTGCGTCGACAACGGTTCCGATCTCTCGCTCCATTGCCAGATTTGTCCCTGTAGCGCGGATCCGTGGATTCTGAATTTCGCGACGTTCGCCTGCAATGACAGTTACGGTCCTATCACTCTGTCAGGCCCGGCCGCCGTCTTCTTCAGTGAATCGGCTTCCTACGGCGGCCCGAGCTCTCCCTGCGTCTGGCTGAGTGCAATCATTTATGGCGCGGCTCATACCTTCCAATGGCAGCTAACCGTCTACCCGGCGTCGAATGGCGTCGTGTCCGCCGCGATCGATCTTTTGAAGGACAACGTCTCAATTCTCACCTGGTCATGTGACAACTTCTGTTGCACCTGCGAATCGTGTTTTACGATCAAATGCAATACGACGTTTCCGCTGCCGTGTCCGACCTGGCCGCGGGAAATCTGCATCACGGTGACGAAGAAATCCGAGATCCTCTATACGGCTCTCGTAGGCGGCTGCTGCGACAGCAGTTGCCCCTATGGCGTGCCGTTGGGATGGACCTTCGACGCCTGGGATTCGATCCTCGGGGCCGTCGGCTACCCGACGCACGGCCCTTATGGGCCGTTGACGATGTTGTATGAAGGCGACGGGTGCAATTGGACAGGCTCGATCTTCGCCGGCTCATTTCCGAATAGCTTTTTCTACGCCATCATTGGGACCCTCACGCTGCCGTGCGACGGGGTCGGAAACGTTACCTTGACGCTTCGCCTAAGTTCCAATGGCGTCGGTTCATTCTCCGTTTTCTACACTTGTCCAATCGCCTACTGGAACTGCGAAGGAAGTAACACATTCACCTATGTCAGCAACGGTGCTGACGCCGGTGGGTCCTTTCCAAATGGCGACTTTCCGCCGACGATCACAGTCGACCCGGCCGCCTTTCTGATCGATCAGAATGGAAATCCGATTCTTGATCCGAACGGCCAACCCGTCAAACCACCGGGGCGCTATCCCTGTGTCCCGACGACATGCCAGGTCTGCATGGAACTGCAGTGGACGGGCTACGTCTGCAATTGGATCTTCATTAGCTCGACATGTTCGCATGACGAGACGAATCGAATCACGTCGACGACGAATTGCAACGCCTTCGGCTTGCCAGGAAATATCTACTGCTTCGCGGGCAACTCCTGATGCAGATCAATCAATTCGCCCCGGTCGGCGCAGTGAACGGCGAGCAGCCGCGATATGAATGCGGTCGCTGCAAAGTCAAGGTGCCTCGCGAAGAGATTATTTCGCACGTCTGCCAGATCCCGGTCAGTGCGCAATATGAAATACGTCTTTCCCGCGGTCCGTGCATTCACCGCGGCGAGGAGCTGCGGCGTGAACAGTGCCCCGGCTGCCGGGAAGGCGTTGTGCTGAAAGTTCTCAAATGTTCCAAGCATGGCGAATGCTGTATCGACAAGGCGGTCGCCGGCGTTCGCTCGTGTTCGGATTGCCCCGATCACAAACTGCCGGAAGGCTACATGGTGCCGACGCTCAAGAAACGGGAGCCGCTTCCACCGATCATCAATCGGACAGCCGGCGCCATGAATGGCTATGGAAAGGCGTTCCATTTCGTTCCGGGCAGTATTCCCGAGTTCGTCACCGTCGAACGTTACATGCACGACGTTAAGGCCCTGGCATCGAAACTTCCCGCCAATACCTCGCGCATCGTCGGTGTGGCCCGATCCGGGCTCTGCGCGGCGACAATGATCTCCATGCTGCTGCATCGGCCGCTCTCGATCGTCCGCCAGTCCGCCGCCGACATTGTCGATGGGGGCAACGGCTGGCGGCTCACCGGCGCGACGAACGACCGCGGCCCGGTTGTTGTTGTTGACGATACCTGCATGACCGGCAACTCATTGCGGCACGTTATGCCGATGGTGCACAAAAGCTATCCCGAGGCGATCCCGGCCGCGGTCTACGTCAATCCGAACGCCACGGAGAAGCCGAAAATCTTCACGCGACATTTGCCGTGGCCGCACGTGCTTGAATGGAACATGTTCAATTCGATTCTGACCCCGGCAATGGCGGTCGATTTCGACGGCATCCTCTGCCGCGATTGCGCGCCGCAGGACGACGACGACGGCCCGCGCTATGCCGGTTTCATCGCCTCCGCCGAGCCGCTCTATTATGTGCGCAAGGCCTCGAT